ACCGGTCCTATCACGATTGCATCAGGTGTTTCTGTAACTGTTCCTAGCGGTAGTCGCTGGGTCGTTTTATAAGGAAAATATATGTCTATTGTCTTATTAGGCTCAACTAGCGGAAGCTGTACGCTACAAGAACAAGCGGTAGCTGGAAGCACTACGCTTACTTTGCCAACCTTTAACGGCACAGTAGGTCTTTTAGTTAGCGGAACTGCTGTATCTGCAAGTTCAACTTCTGTTGACTTTACTAGCATCCCAGCAGGGGTAAGACGGATTACTGTGATGTTTAATGAAGTTTCTTCAAGCGGAACATCAAATTTTTTAGTTCAATTGGGTGATTCAGGCGGAATTGAAAATACTGGTTATGTTTCTACTTCTAACTATACAAACCAAGCAAGCACAACTGGTGGGTCAAACAGCACAGCAGGCTATTTACTTTTTAATTCAGCGTCAAGTGGTGCGGCTTTAATTTCAGGAACTTATACATTAGTAAATATTTCAGGAAATACTTGGATTGGAAGTGGTGTTCATAAAATTATTACAACGCAAGTGATTTTTTCAGGTGGAAGCAAAGCCCTTTCTGATGTTTTAACTCAAATTCGAGTTACAACAGTCAATGGAACTGACACTTTTGACGCTGGCACTATCAACATTTTGTATGAATAAGGAATAAATCATGGAACGGATTGAAGTAAATGTACAAACTGGTGAGCAAAAAGTCGTTGAATTGACTGCTGAAGAAATTGCTCAAGCACAAGCACAATACGCAGAATGGCTTGCTAATCAGCCCACCAAAGAAGACCAAATTGCTCAACTTCAAGCACAAATTGATGCCTTGAAAGGAAACTAATATGTCCGTAACCTTAAACGCATCCACATCAAGCGGTTTAGTACAAACTGCTGATACAAGTGGAACAATCGAACTACAAAGTAATGGTACTACTAGACTAACAGTAGCTTCTACTGGTGCTTATGGTCAATTAGTAAGTGCTACAGCACAGGCATCTACTTCAGGCACAAGTATTGACTTTACTAGTATCCCTAGCTGGGTAAAACGCATTACTGTGCTGTTAAGTGGTGTTTCTACATCAGGAACTTCTTTTAAACAGATTCAAATAGGCGCTGGTTCTGTTGTTACAACTGGATACGCTGGTTCAGCATCAGTAATGAGCGCTGCCGTTGGAACTACTAGCTTTACTACTGGGTTTGGGATTAGGTCAAACGCAGCAGCAGACTCCATATCAGGTATTTCAATAATTACCAACATTTCAGGAAATACTTGGGTTTGCTCTACCAACACCTCAAACTCGACAACAGAAACAAGCGTTGCTAGTGGCATTCTTGCTCTTGGTGGAACATTAGACAGAATACGCATCACCACAGTAAACGGCACAGATACTTTTGATGCTGGAACAATCAATATTCTTTACGAGGGCTAATATATGACACACAGAATCGTTGTAGATGTACAAACAGGCGAAGTAACTCAAGTAGAGTACACAGCAGAAGAACAAGCCGCTTACGATGCCACTATTGCCGCACAAGCTGCTGAAGTAGTTGAAACTCCTGCTGAAACTCCAGTAGAACCCACCCAAGAGGCTTAATTATGGCTATTACAATATCGGGCGATAGCCCTAACCTAACAAGTGCTTCTTTAACAACACCTACTTTAACTACTCCTTCAGCAAGTAACGGTACGTTTACAAGTCCGACTTTTGCTGGAACTCCAACCGGTGTAGGTGTTTTAACCAGTGGAACTGCAGTTGCATCAACTAGCGGTACAGCAATTGATTTTACAAGCATTCCATCGTGGGTCAAAAGAATTACTGTAATGTTAAGTGGTGTTTCGACTAACAGTACTTCATTAGTTCAGTTACAGCTTGGGGATGCTGGCGGTTTTGAAACAACTGGTTATTTATCAACTGCGCAAAACGGTGCTTCATCTGCAAATTCATCAACTGGTTATCTGTTAACACAAGCAAACGCAGCAGCTTCTTCTTTAACAGGAAATGCAGTGTTATGCAAAATTGATGGTAATACTTGGATTATAAGTGGTGATGTTGCACAACAACCAACTGTTTCAGCCAATGTGGCATCTTTAGGCGGTTCTAAAACATTGTCAGATACATTAACTCAAGTTCGTATTACTACTGTAAACGGTACAGATACATTTGATGCCGGAACTATTAATATTCTTTACGAGTAAACCATGACTGAAGCTGAACTCAAACTTCTAAGTCACGAAGAAGTCTGTAAAGTTCGATACGAACAGATTCATGCTCGACTAAAGAGACTTGAACAGATTCTTCTAGGCACTGCTGGTTTCATCATTATAACACTATTAACTCTGGTTCTTAAATGAACTAAGGAGAAGTAAATGCCACTTGCTAAAGGTAAGTCACAGAAGACTATCAGTAAGAACATTTCTAAGATGGTCAAAGAAGGAAGACCACAGAAGCAAGCAGTAGCAATTGCTCTTTCAACTGCTAAAGTAGCTAAACCTAAGAAAAGGAAATAATATGCCAATGGTCAAAGATAAGAAGTTCCCCTATACAACTAAGGGTAAGAAACAAGCTAAGCAATACGCTAAGAAGACTGGTGCTAAAGTAGTATCTAAGCCAGCTAAGAAGATGGGTGCAATGCGTGGCTACTAAACCCGGTTTGTATGCCAATATCGCCGCTAAACGCCGTCGTATCGCTGCCGGTTCAGGCGAGAAGATGCGTAAGGTAGGTAGCAAAGGCGCTCCTACTGCTAAAGACTTTAAAGACGCTGCTAAAACAGCTAAGAAAAAGAAATAATGGTAAAGAAAGTATACCAAAATACTGAAGGCGGTTTAAACGCTAAAGGAAGAGCTTATTTCAAGCGAACTGAAGGAGCTAACCTCAAGCCTCCAGTTTCTGCTAAAGAGGCTGCAAAGTCCCCTAAAGCAGCTAAAAGACGAAAGAGCTTTTGTGCAAGGATGGAAGGCGTTAAAGGTCCGATGAAGGATTCTAAAGGACGACCAACTCGCAAGGCTCTAGCATTAAAAAAGTGGGATTGTTAAAAAACACTTGCTTTTTTCCTAAATCTGTGATAGGATAACGATTAAATGGCTACCTATGTTGATGTTGTAAATAATGTACTGACTCGCTTGCGTGAGCCTGTAGTCACGTCGGTAAACGACAGCTCCTATGCAAAGCTCATCGGTTTATTCGTAAACGATGCCAAGCGTGAAGTAGAAGATGCCTATGACTGGAATGCTTTAGGATCTACTGTAACGGTAACAACGACTGCAGGAACTTATAACTATACTTTAGTGGGTTCTAAGACTCGGTTCCGTGTAATTGATGTGTTAAATGATACTTCTAATTATACACTGCAGTATGCTCCTACGCATTGGATGAACCAGCAGTTCTTGTTAACGACACAAGGCACTAATTCGCCTTACTACTACAACTTTAACGGTGTAGACAGCAACGGAGATACACAGGTAGATTTATTCCCTGTTCCTAACTCAGTATTTACAATTCGATTTAACATGACTGTGCCACAGCCTGATTTGACTTCAGATAGCACAGTGATTAAAGTACCTGATCATCTTGTTGCTCAATTAGCGTATGCTAAAGCAATTGCTGAGCGTGGTGAAGATGCTGGTATTAGTTCTATTGAAGCATACAGCCTGTATCGTAATTCTTTGGCAGATGCGATTGCAATTGAACGCAATCACTATCTCGAAGAAGTTGAATGGACTAATGAGTAATGGCTGAACAAATTGTTACCTCGTCGATTGTAGCGCCGGGGTTCAAAGGTGTTAACACTCAGGATTCGAGTGTAACCCTTGAATCAGGTTATGCGACCATCGCAGAAAACTGCGTGATTGATAAGTTTGGTCGTATCGGAGCTAGAAAGGGCTGGAGTCCTGTTAACGCTACCAGTACTGATTTAAGCACTGCTTCTGTTCGTACAATCGTTGAGATTGTTAAAGAAGATGGTAATGTTGTATTGACTGCAGGTAACAATAAGTTATTTAGCGGTACTTCAACATTAACACAGTTAGCTGTAAGAAACAGTACAAATACTGCCAATCTGTCGTATACGATTACAGACGATCATTGGAGTATTGGTGTACAGCCTTATAGTACCGGCAAAAATGCTTCTGCTCACGGCTATTTAGCTCAAGCAGGACATCCAGTATTAGTATATCACAAATTACCTTTAGTCGGTACTGGTGCAACAATCACGGTTACGAACGTAACTGGTGGCGGTAAGATTAGCGCTCATACAGTAACGACTGGTGGTTCTAACTGGTTTGTAGGCGATACCGTTACTGTGACAGGCGGTACAGGCTCTGGAGCTACCTTTACTGTTGCGTCTGTTAGTGGAACTGCAGTTGCAACACTGACAATGACCAATGATGGTACTGGTTATACAATAAACGATGTATTGACTTTAGCTGATACACCCGGACAGCATACCCATGAGGGTAGCTACGGATTGCAACGATTAGGCGATGTTGGAAGTGTACCGTCAGGCTATACTACGGACACATTTACCCCCAACATTGCTCTAGCAGCTTACGGTCGTCTTTGGTATGCTGATATTGTCAATGATAGACAAACAATATACTTCAGCGATCTGAACAATGGGGCAGCTCTAACAGGCGGTTCATCGGGTTCGTTAAACATTGCTGATATTGTACCAGACGGCGATCCGATTGTATCACTAGCAGCACACAACGGTTATTTAGTAATATTCTGTAAACATCACATTGTCTTGTATAATAAAGCAGATGATGTTACAAATATTGCATTGCAGGATTTAATTAAAGGAATTGGTTGCATTGCACGAGATTCCGTAGCACTTGCAGGAACAGACTTAGTATTCCTATCTAACGGAGGTGTACGGTCGTTATTGCGTACGATTCAGGAGAAATCCTCACCGATTCGTGACATTAGTGCTAATGTTCGTGATGATTTGATGCAGTATATTGACGCTGAGACAGCAAAGCAAGTCAAGAGCGTTTATTACGAAAAAGACGCATTCTATGCAATCTCTTTTCCAACATCAAATATTGTTTATTGCTTTGATGTTCGTGGTGTGTTGGAAAATGGTGCGTCAAGAACAACAACATGGTACACCAAGATTACTGCATTCTTTCCGACAGTTGGTCGTTTGTTGTATCTTGGTAAAGATGGTTACATTGGTAACTATACAGGATATACCGATAATAGTGCCTCGTATCGGATGAGTTATTATACCAATTGGTTTGACTTTAATCAACCAACGGTAGAAAAGATACTAAAAAGTATTGGTATTACATTCATTGGTGGTCGTGGCGTTAGTGTATCACTAAAGTGGGCTTTTGATTATAGTGAATCGTATCAAAGTCAAGTATATACTTTAGCAAACCCATCTTTAGCAGAATACGGAATTGCTGAGTATGGAATTGCTGAGTATACCGCTGGTGTTGTATTTGACAATACCCGTACTCAAGTAGGCGGTACAGGAAGAGTAC